ATCGAAAGGCGGAAAATCAACTCCAGAAAACATTGTTCCAGCTTGTGGAGAATGCAATCAGAAGAAGAGTTGCCAACCGATATGGTCAATGATTAGTGCAAGTACTTCCGTTTGAAATAAGAAAACCTTATTACGAAGCACTAGGTCTTATGTATAACGAAGATCTAGATATGACATGGGAGGAATATAATCCCTCTCAATGGGATGCCCTTAAAGCTGGCGACAGATTCCCTTTAATTATTGGTGGAGAGCGTGCTGGTAAGTCATGGGTGTCAGCAGCTATTATGCTGCCACATATAGATCTTCTACCTGAACTTCGCAAGGAAAGATTTTATTATCCTGATGGAAGGCTTAAGTATGATCCTAAGACCCAAAGACCTATTGCGCCTGACTTTGTACTGTTCGGCCCTAACTACGCTGAACCCAGAATTGAGTTTGGATACATAGAGAACTGGCTTAGAGAACTGGATAACATTCAAACGTTGTCTAAGCCACAAGAAGGCCCGTGGAGATTAGTTACTAAGCAAGGTGTTGTCCTTGCTACATGGTCAACTGATGACCCGGGTTCTATTCGTGCTATTGACTTGGAAGGAGCTATCGCCTGTGAGGCTGGCAATATGGAGCTGGAATCTATTTATAGGCTTCAAGGTCGCGTTGGAGCGAAAAAAGGATTCATCATCTACTCAGGAACAATGGAAATGGCAAAACGTTGGTACATCCAATGGGCACAAGAAGGAGAACGAGAAAACAATAAACAAGTCAAAACCTACCATATTCCGTCATGGGCTAACTTGTCCCAATTCCCACTTGGGAGAGAAGATCCAGAGATTAAGAGGTGGGAATCTATCTACCCACCCGATATATTCTCTACTAGAGTCGCGGCCATGCCCGTGCCTCCCAGAGATAGAGTTATCAGAGAGATAACTGAAAAGCATATTAGAAAGGTTAAATTGCCACGTAATGAAGATGGAACACTGGCTTGTCAGATTGATATCGCAATTGATCCGGGATACCTACCATCGGCTTATGCAGTTCTTTGGGTAGCATCTTGGGATACTCCAGATGGCAAGTTCTGGTATGTATTCGATGAATTGTACGAACAAGAAATGATGAATGAAACAGTTATTGACTGGGTAAAGCATCATAAGTTTTATAAGTACCTTAATCAAGATTCATTAACTATTGATATTTCTGCCAAGAAGCATAGTGATGGCAACGAGCCTTCTGTTGAGAAATACAAAAGACTTACTAAACTTAAGTCTCCTTATATGAAATATTGGCATGAAAAGGCATTGATTGATAGAATCAGAATGACAGGACATCAAAACTTAATCGCTATCCATCCTAACTGTGAGGGCTTAATTGCAGAGCTTGGGCTTGGGGAAGAAGTTTTTCCTGACATGCACGCTTGGAAGTTCCCCACTGACCGTTCTGGTACAATATTAAATGAGAAACCAAAAGATGCATGGAATCATTCATGCAAGGCTTTAGGGTACTTGCTTTTGCGTTATCTCAGGCAAGTAGAGATGCTTGAGAAACCTAAGCCTTTCAATAGAATTAAAAAAAGAGGTGTAGTTCGCAAGAACTCAATCTTTAATTGGAACAAGGATAAGAATAATTAATGATGCCTCCTGAAAACGAAGATGAAGCGCTAAGGCTTATTAGAAATATGGAATCGTATTACCGTAACGCTTTTACTGCGTTTGCGGAAGATGATAACTTTTACGAGGGACTCCTCGAAGATTCCGTTGAATTACCAGAAGGATTTGATGTAACTATCCCAACTACCGCTCGCGCTATTATTGATGAAGCAGTAGACAATGTTGAGCCTTATGACATGCATGTTAGGTATGCCCCTCGTAGCTTCACGTTAGCAGGGCAACAGGATGCAGAAGCTGTGTCTAGATTCCTTAAGAATATGTGGGTCTGGATTAGATCTAAGAACTCAGATATTGACATCTTAAGAGATTTCATTAAGAATCTCTTTAAGAACGGTAAGGGAGTATTGAAGATTGTTCCAGACTGGACACTCTGGCCTTCATTAAGTGAAGAAGAAGAAGAGAAATTAAGGTCTTACGGAAAAGCCGGGGACTTACAAAGACGCGTCGAAATCATTAAGAAGATGCGTAGTGAAAACTTCCCAATTATAGCTAGAAGCATGTCTCCTAGGCACATAATGGAAGATCCTACTATGGATGCTAGAAAGCTTTGGGTTATAGAGAAGTACGAAACTAGTATTCAGGAAATACGAAACAGATTCGTCAAGTATGATCCAATTCTTGAATTACCAGAACCTTATAATTACAACATTACAGAACTGTGGACTGCTTGGTGGGTTGATGATGACGGAGCTATCCATGAAGGTCGTCACTTTATTTTTATAAATGAAGAGATGGTAGAAAACGAACCAAATCCATTTTGGGATGTTCCCTACGTTATTAAGCACTCAGGATTTGGGACTGAAACATATGATGGAAAACCAGAATATAAAGCAACAGGATTCTACACGCGACAAGTTAAGTCAATGCTTAGAGCAGAAATTAGAAGAATTTCGCATTTCGATGCGCTTATGCAGCAATTGGCATTTCCAATCGCATTGCTGCCAGACGTGCTCGAAGGACAGGACTTTGAAACCGCTCCGGGATCAGTAAACTACGTTCCTGATGAAGTAATGGCTAATGCTAAGAACATATATTTACAAGCTCAGCTTCCAGCGCCTGAATATATGCAATCTCTTAATATGATTTCATCACAAATTGAAAGAGGAACTACTCAAAGAGCCGTGCGCGGGGCTGGAGTCCCGGGTACTGACTCTGCTGCTCAGTTAGCTATGATTACATCGCAGGCTAAGCTTCGACTTGAGCCTATTAAGAAAGCTACTGAAGAAGCTGTTGATATGGTTAACTCAATAGTTCTCAGGTTTATTGAGGAAATATTTAAGGCTCCTGTTAGCGTTTTCTGTGCTGAACCAGATGGCCCTGAGAAGTATGTTCTTAAGCCTACTCAAATCAAAGGTAGATACAGAACAAGAACTACATTCATGCCTAATGAGGAGCAGGTTAAAGAACGCAAGCTTGTCCTTATGACAGATGCTATGGCTAAGGCACAACTTAATCCGTATGACGCTATGGTTATGGCTGGGGTCGAGAATCCTATGGAGATTATCTCTCGCAATCTTGCGTATAAGATTATGGCAGAACCTGCTGTAATGAGACAACTTGGTAAGGGTTTCCTTAAGGAACTTGGCCTTGACTCCCTTGAGCTTGAGCTTGAAGAATTAAATGATCAGTCTCAACTGCAACAAATGTTAGCGCAGTTACAACAAAGAATGATGGGGCAAGGTGACCCCGGTAATCCGTTAATGCCTCAGTCTAAAGAAGGCGGAGGTGGTGGTGGAGGCAATCAATCCGCTCCTCCACCGCAAAACATCGGAAGGCCATTAGATAATGGTACCCAAGGGCCGGGGGCTAATGAAGCTGCTAGGATGGTAGGATAATGGCTAATCGTGTTGTTGATGATGCATATAAACATGTAAAAGATGTAATGTCTAAAACAAAAGAGCAGTTATCTAGCATTCAAAGTGCCCCTATTGGAAAAGAAGTGCGTTCAAAGAAAGAAATTGCTACAATGTTAAGTAAGATGAATTCTCTTCCAGAAGAAGCAAGAAATGCTAGAATGGACGAGATGATTTCTATTTCAGGACATACCGGCCCCGGTTTAGACGACTGTGGCTTATGTAAAATGGTTAAAGGGCAGAGTTAATGGTTGTATCTACTACATTAGATCCTGAGCAAATATATAACCTAGAAAGAACGGGTAGTGCTAACTTTTTCCCGTTAGGAGGACAATCACCAAACGGAGGGGTTAATACTGGACGTAGTGATATCGATGAACTTCTTGAAGAATGGAGACGTAGCCAACAAAACAAAAACAGTAGCGGCCCAGACCACTTCTTTGATGTTAATCCGTTAGACCAAGCAGCTTTTGATGCTTCTCAGCAACAAAACGCTTGGGATAACGACTTTAAGACTGCTAACTTTAACTGGCAAAAGGCACAAGACGACAGAGACTATGCTTTAGCTCTTGGAGATCTCGATCTTGCTAAACAAAAGCAAGCTGACTCTAACTATTGGCAACAAAAGTCATATGAGTTAGGTCAAGCGCAAATGGCCTCAAGTGAAAGAATGAATGCCGCCGATAACGCGGCTAGAGTGTCATCTGCAAGAATAGGGGCCGATGCTCAGATAGCTTCTTCCCAGATAGCTGCTATGGCTGATAGATACGCAGCCGATCAGCGATTAAGAGAAGGCTTAGCTAATGCTAGAAACGACGAAGAGCGCAATAGGATCATGCTTGCTCACGAACGTGAGATTGCTGCTATTGCTAAGATGGAAGACGATACTAAGCGCGCCATAGCTTCTGGTGAACAGAAAATAGGCGGATTCAACGCTGAGACTGCGCGTATGGCACAGATGGGTGACGTTGCTCTGAAGAACAACCAGTTCTTACTTGATGCGTCTAAGTCACCTAGAGACTTGTTTGGTCTTTATTTCATGCAAAGAGGTATTACTCCAGACTGGAATAGCCTTGCTGCTGGAAATCCAATTCAAGGACAAGCGTTACAAGTCTACGATCCAATGAAGGCGTACACTCCGAATATCACTATGCCTGCTGATTTCAACATAGGACAAGGGCAGGCGTATAGTGATGTGGGGCAGGCGTCTCAAATGGAACTGGGTAATAACCAGTACATTACAGGGCAACAGCAAGGCACTACGCAGCCACAACAGCCACGCCAAATGGTGATGTATGCATCCGGGACAGACTTTGGATTTGATACTATAAATACTGGCGAACCTGTTCAAAATATAGGAATGGGCCGTAACGGTAAGGGTTATACGCGAGAGCCTCAGTTTATGGTTGGCGATGCCATGAATCCACAAAATCCGTGGGCTAATGGTGCTAAGCCAGAAATAATTGAGAACCCTACCAATGCTCCCATCCGGGTTAAAAACACAGCTCAAACAGCATTGGATTTTGGTATACAACCACAACAAAAGAGATCTATGTTGCAAAACAAGATGCGTGGCGCTGGTGGAATTCAACAACAAGAGTTCGATCCGAATATGATAGATCTTATTAGGAGTGGTATGCAGCAATACAATCCTAGTAACTTCTCTCCTAATAACAGCATCCCAAGATTACCAGCTACCCCAATGCAACAACCTGCACAGCAACCAGTATTAGACAACGGCCAGTCATACATGCTTGGGCCTGATGGTAAATGGTATATGAACCCAGTTCAAATGCAAGCTCCACAACCGCCAATAAGACATACAGTTGGTGGAAATGGTGTTGGAAGAAACATAGAAGAATTGAATAGATTGCCTCAGTTTTCTGAAGTACAACAACCTACTAATAACATGATTAACAGGCAACCAATAGATCCTAGAGATCAAGGTCAATCTTGGCTTTACCCCCAAGACCCCGGGGTACAGATGATGACTCCTACTGAACGGATTATGCAACAGTTCCAGAAGATGTTCGGGTCTTCAGGAATGCCAACTGGAGCACGCGTACAGGGTAATAGATTTGCATACGGTACAGACTTCCCTAGGTATCCTGTTGGGACAGATAATTCTCAGCAGTATGCCAACATGGGAATGAGTCAGTTGTGGCAGAATTCTTCGAGTAACGACTACCTTAACGGCGCTCCTAATATTCCTACGTGGATTCAGACGCTTGCAGACTATGGCGCTCCAATTGCTCCGTCTCTTTACAACAGTGTCTCAGGTCAAACGAATCCAACACTTAATATGGCGCAAGCTTTCGGACAACGTGGTGGAGGCATTCTTCCGTCACTTCAAACGTTGAACAGGCAATCTGCTGGAGAGAATCAATTGTTCTCAGGTTACGTAGATGGGCCTGTTGGAATGCCATCCCAAGATGTTATTGATTTCATAGGTAGGCCAACACAGAACCTTCGCACAGCACAGCGTGGTTCTGGTACAATAATGTAATGAAAACTAAAGAAGCAGGCTTTCAGTTTGTATTCTTCACATTACATTTAGCAGCTATCCTCCACGGATTAGCAGCCGCATATCATCTAAGGAAAGCTATTAATGCCAGCATTTCTGAGTAAGCTCAAGAAAAAGATTCTCAATGAAGTAGATGACGCTAAGGACTTTTCTACTAAAAAGGCTTTAGGTGGTTTTGACTTTGTTAGAGATATAGCAACCCGGCCTGACTATAAAGCTGGTGGTTCTAAAGCGTTTGAGTATATGAATGCTCTCTCAGATATGGGAACTGGTGCTGCTACATATAGATTCGCTGACCCGGTTAAGGACCAAAACGGAAACTTACGAGCTGATTTTTCGTGGAAATCTTTCGGAAGAGGATTCACAAGCCCGTTTGGAAATCAAAACAAGTGGGAAAGCGAATTCGAGAAACAGGGTAGAGACGATAATTCATTCAGATCGGCGTTTAGTTTAACTAAGGCTGGAGGAAAGTACTGGGATGAGTCTAACCTGCCTACTGGCGCTAAGGTCGCTGGCGACTTCGCATTAGATCCTTCCATGTATATCCCTGCTGGAACAATTGGTAGACTCTCAGCAAAAGCAGGATTAGCTGGCACCAGATTTGGGCGTGTCGCTCTTGGTGGAGCTACTAAATATGATGATGCAGGTAAAGTAATAGGTAGATTAGGCGCTAGTTCACGTTCAGCTAGAATAGCTGGGGGATTCTTAGAAGGCGCTGGAAGAAATACACTTGGTATGTCTGCTGGTGCTGGCTTACTGTCTGAAGGTGCTTCTCGCACTCCGTGGGAAGGCGATGATTACTTAGCTTCAATGGCAGGCGGAATAATTGGCGGAGCTGCGCAAGGATTAGCCTCTAGGCAGTCAGCTATGAAAAACAATGTCATTAAAGATAAATCTGGAGACGTATTCAGAGATCTTTATACTCACATAGAAAAAGAACCTACATTACCCAGAGTCGCCCCCGGGGAGCAATGGAAGCAAGTATTAAACGCTAAGGGTGTTACTAAGCGTGAATTAGAATGGAACGGTCTTGATGATGAATTCTTCAATCGTGGGAAAGTAACAAGAGAAGAAATCTTAAATAAGATTAAAGAAAATGATTTTGATATAGAAGAAACGATACTTGGGCCAAGTGGTTATAATAAATGGCATGATGATCCTGAAATAGATACAAGTAATCATAAAGAATCAGTTTACGAAAACTATACAGTTCCCGGTGGTGATAAAGGTACCTATAGAGAAATACTCTTAAGACAGAAGGAAAATCAACCAGAGGGAGTTGATCCATTATCTTGGAAAAAGGAAATGGAATATGGAGTAGATTATTATAGTAGTCCGGATACTGATATGCGAATAGCGGGCGATGATATGCACGGGTTCCAGATATTAGGCGCACCCGGACATAACTCAATGTATAAAACTCTTGATGAAGCTATAGACGAAACAGCTAGAATGAGTTCTGCTAAAACAGTCAATAATCAGTGGGAGTATGAACAAGCTAATGATGGTAAAAATATTCTTGCCCATATTAGAGTAGACGATCGTGACAAGGGACGTACTCTGTTTGTTCATGAGATTCAAAGTGATTGGGCACAAGAAAACAGATCAGGTGAAAAAGTTCATGTTACTCATGTGGGCGCAAGTAAACCTGTTACAAAAGATCAATTTTTCATTGAAGAAACAAAGGGAGATCCGGGGTGGGGAACAGAGGATACTTGGGTGGTTAAAGGCCCCGATCTTGATGGGAAAATAGTTGAATGGACTCCACCGATGTCAGGAAAACCGGATGCATCAGAAATTGATAGTATCTTTAACTTATACGGAAATTTTAAGATTCAAGGCAAAAATCCTCATCCTTTCCAGAAAAACTGGCAAGAATTAGCCCTAAAGCGCATTCTTAGGTATGCTGCTGACGAAGGATATGATCGAGTTCAACTTGCATCTGGTGAGCAAACTCTCAAAATCCCCGGAATGCAATTACGTAAGGGTAGCCCTGAGGAAGCTGGTAGACTTAAGTCTTATAACGAGATGTTGCCTAATAAACTTAATGATATCGCTAAGAAATTTGATCTTAAAGTTGAAAAGATAAACAGTACAGAAAAGCCACCTAAGCCAATTGGTAATGGTATAAATATAGACGACTTCGGAGACTTAATCCGTGACCCTGATACAAGAGCCAGATTAATGGAAGAGTGGGGGGCAGAAGCTTACACTGATCTCAAAAAATTTAAAGAATATTGGCTTGGATTTGAAGAAGGCGCTGGAGAATCCTTGACTTTTGATCAATTTATCGAAAAGATTTACGAACAAGACGATGCAATATTAGCAACTGCATTAAGGCAGCTTGCGACTAAGGTGGGGAATTACTTGAACATGCCGTTTAAGACAGATCCTCCTACGAAATCTGTAACTCTCGATATTACGCCACAGGCCAGAGGTTTAATTACGTCTAAACCACAAACCATGTTTTCTATAGCAGGGGATGAGCAAATAGATCCTAATACTGCTAAAAGGCTTGAAAGACAACAACGTCTTCAATCCATGCAAGAACCTGGTAGAATTCCTACAGATTGGTCCAAAGAAGGACGAGCTGACAAAACTAAATTCATGACTCAGGGAGAGAAATCTGCTGAGATGAATTTAGCTACCAATGAACTTAGTAATACAGTAGAACGCGCAGTTCAAGGAGATCAAACTGCAAGTCTCAGTGCGTCACAATGGTCTAAGCCAACAAGTGAATCTCCTTCTTTTAGGATAACTGATAAATTACGTCAGAGATATACGTCTGCTGTCCCAATTGAACCTATTCAGAATATTCCTACAGAGGAAATGCCTACTCTTAAAACACACCTTCAAGAGCTTATCTGGGGTATGGACGATGCTTCAGGTCAGGAAAATGCCGCTGTTAGAATAGCTGGTGGTAAAAAGTCTGTAGGTGAAACAGCCAGAGAGAAATTTACTCTCAATCAATTCGAAAAACCAAAGACTCCTCCAATTGGAGATTACAGACTTCGTGCTGAAGAGTTACTTAATGAACTTTCTGATGAAGAGTTAAACATGCCTGTTGCCAACCTCGAAGTTGCTGATTTAATCGCATCCATTGTTGGTGGTAGAGACATGGAGAAAATTCTCTCACAAAGAGCACTTGAAGCTAAAGCTTATAGGGAATCAACAACTCAATTACCAGCTACTATTATGAGAGATCAGGCTCCTCCGCCCGGGATGGGAGGGACTGTTGCTAATAGTAATAAGGTTCCCTATCAACAAATATCAGATCCTAATACAGAGATAGCTGCTATTGAACAAATACAAGATCAAATTGTTCTTGGAGGTTCAGGAACTCCACCAACGCCCGGTGCTCCTACTATTTCATTCTTAGACCCTGGTGAGCAAATAGCAAGCCTTAAATACCTCGCTATGCCTAGAAGATTATCAGATGCTGTTGAGGATGTTAAAACATGGACTAAGGACAACGTTGTAGTTAAAGCATTAACTCCAATAATGGGGCTTGTTAATCCTTCCGTGTTACTGAACACAAAGGTTGGGCGTGTTATTACAGCCAGAACTAGACAAGAACTTGCCGTTAATGAGCTTTCAACTAATGCTTTGTCTGTCTTTGACAGATTTAATGGTCGCCTCGGAATTCATCCAGCAATAGGTAAACACGGAACAGTGTTCTCTACTAATGACAAAGGTATTGTTAAAGGCTTAAACATGCACTGGAACGACATCTTTGCTGACATTGAGAACTTAAAGGATAAATTAACTCCTCAACAATATGAGTATGCTAAAACATTCAACGATATTATTGATGATGTTAGAATTCTTCGGACTGTTAATCTTTTACCAAATCTCCCTAGAGATATAAATGGCCGTGCTTGGGTGCCTCGTACTGTTAGAGGTATTGATAATATTGAAATTATTAAACCAACAAATCACCGTGCTAAAAGGTACTGGGAGTTAGCAACAGAAGGGGTTAAAGAAGGTGTTGATTATGCTGATCCTAGGGAAACTCTTAAGCTGTATTTAAGAGAAACTTATAATGAAATTATTAAAGCAGATTTTGCTCATGAAATGCAAAAGATTACAGAGTCGACAGATACTCTTGTTAATCCTCTGACCAAGAAAAAATTGGAATTAGCAACTGCTAAATTGAATTCAGCTAAAACAGATCTTAAATTTGCTGCTCAACAATGGCGTGCTGATAGAAATAATCCTGATCTTACCAAGATCTATGAAACCATGAAACAAAAAGCAAAAGATGCATATATAGAGCAACTTAAGGCTAAAACTGGCATGGAGAAAGCCTTAGAAGCTGTTAAAGCTCAAGAATCAAATAGATCCTATCGTATTCTTGAAGATGGAACAAAAGAACCAATTGATACATATAAGATCAATAAGATAGGCGAACGTGTTGTGTCTAGAGAAGATGCTAAATTGCTTCGTAACTACATCGGTGTTAATGGAATGGGTCTTGGGCTTAAAGAGATCAACGAGTCTCCTGTGTCTAGGTTCTTTGGGGTTGTTGGACGAACATTCAGAACTACTACATCAACATTGGACGCAGCTACTCCGTTCATCCATACGCTTCCAGTATTAGCTGTTAGGCCTAAAGCGTGGGTAAAAGCTATGGGAGCTAACTATTGGGCTAGTGTAAGCCCTAGATGGAGAGACTCTTATGCAACTAAGAATCTTAAATATATTAACGAGATGGCGAATTACAATATAGCCGTTGGTTCGAATGAATACTTTGAAGCTATAGGCGGACAAGGAGATATAACTAAGGCGTTAAATAAAACCCTTGGTGAGAACTCAATTCCTAGAAAAATACTAAGAGGATCTGGTAGACAGACTGTTGGAAGAATGGAAGCTGCTATGTCTACAAACCTTCTTGTTGCTAGAACTGAGTTATGGAAAGCCTTGAGAGAAGATTACGCTAAAGATAACAATCTTGCCGGGCTGGCTCAGTTTGTTAGAAACATAACTGGCGCTCTTGATTCTAGGGCACTCATGGTTGGAAAAGGACAAAGAGATCAGGAATCGTTCTGGTTAGCTTTCTCACCTAAGCTTGTTCGGTCTACGTTCGCATTAGGAGCTATGGCACTTAATCCAACAACAAAAGAAGGTAGACAGGCGGCTAAGGCGCTTTCAATCTTCTTGGGCGGAGTTTTAGGAACGGCTTACCTTGTCAATTTAGCATTCAATCCAGATATCGATCCTCTCTCAGAAGAGGCGCTTTCGCCTATCGATCCTAGAGATGGAAAGAAGTTCATGGCTTCTAAAACCCCTATTGGATACATAGGGATTGGCGGACAGATTCGTGCTGCTATGCAGTTATTCGGAAAGTCTGCTGATGCTTTATGGAGAAGAGAGCCCGGAGTGTTTCTTTCTAATGACCAATTCGATAATCCTATCATGAGTTGGTACATGGGTAGAGGTGCTCCCGGTATTCAGTTTGGGCAAGACGTAATAGAGGCGACTACTGGTGCTAACGCTAACCCGTATACAGAGATTACCTCGCCTTCTGACTTCTTTAAGACTGAAGCTGTCAACTTCTTACCGTTCTTCGCGCAGAACATGATTGAAGCTGAAGACATGAAATCAGGGGCATTAGCGGCTGGAATAGGTTCGTTCGGGCCTAGATTCGCTCCGTTCTCTCCTACGGAAGTTAGAAACCATCGTATTGAAGCTATGGGTTTCATGACTTCAGATGGGGAAGTTGCTAAAGAACTTGACGATCTTAATCGTGAACAAAAGAAGGAATTCTTTGAGAAATTCCCTGTTGAGAAAATTACTAAAGAAGATAACGTTACTAAGATGTTTAATCAAATTGATCAAGAAGAGATTAGTTACAATTCAGATATTGCACTAATGTCTCTTAATGTTCAACGCGGAACTATGTCAAAGGTTCAATTCCGAGAGTGGTTAAACGAGAGAACTTCTGAGAAGTATGCTAAGATTGATCAAATTAAATCTACATTCAGCGTTCTCCCTGCCGACCGTGCTGGTTTTGAAGGTAGTGTTACTGAGTACATAAGCTCTAAGAACACAAGACCAGAAGACAGGGCTGTGTCAGATTACTATGAAGCTTCTAGTAAGGTTCCGCTTAAGCCAAACGGTGAGGTCGATTATGATGGTATCAAAGCAGCTAAGCAACGAGTTCTTGATTCGCTGACCCCAGAACAAAGACAGTATGTTACTAAAATGGTGACTCCTGTTGCTCAAAGGGAAGAGAATGAACTTGTTACAGAGTACGATATTGTCAAGGAAATTACTCAACCATATTTCCAATCAGATGAAAGAATATTCGAATACTTTAGAAGGTCTTCAGGATTCTTCTCTCAGTTTAATTCATATGAAGCTTATCAAAGTTACATAGATCAAACTGCTGCAGAGTCTGGCATAACTTCTGATACTCTCATGGGATTCATGTCTAAGACAATTCCTGATATTAAACTGTTTGATACATTAAGAACTGAATACAAGAGAATCCAAAGATTACAAGATCCTAATCTTGACAGGGCATTAACTGAGTGGTACGGAATGGAACCCGCCAACAGATATGATTACTTACTTTCAGGCATGGGTTCAGATGCAGGAGCTGCATTATCACCAGCTATAGCTGCAGATAAGGGTATTAACAATGGCAATGCAGCGGCTGCGTTTGCGTTAAAACTAAGATCTAGTGGTGACTATAAACCTGTTAAACGAAAATTCTATAGACCACAAAGATCATTAACGTAAAATGAAGAAATGTAAAACTTTACATACAGTCATCAAAGAAATAGTTATGATAAGATGTAAGAAACTAAGGAGAAAATGTGGCAACTAAGAGAACCAGCGAAAGCGAAGATTTGTTCGACTCAGAATGGGAAGACGATTTCGACAACGACGAGGAACTTGATAATGGTGAAAGTGGAGATGATGGAGAATTCGACTACGAATCATTAACACCTTCTGAAAAGAAGAGATATGACAAAATTCGTAAACAGGTTGAAGACTCAGTTATTGATACATTAGCCAAAGGAGACACCAACTCACCAATCTATAAAGGGATGCAACGTGTTGTTTCCCAGAAAGATAGAGAACTCCAACAATACCGGCAAGCTCTGGCCGGGGTTATGCAGCAAGTCCAGATACAAGAGGAAAGAGGCGGAGACGTTGAATTCCTTAAAGAAATTGTAAAAGACATGTTGGATGATGACTCAAGAAAAGTGTTTGAAGATAAATTTGAACGTTTTAATGAGAAGCGAAAAGGAACGAAGACTGAGCAAATGCTCGCTACGTTACTTCAGCAGCAACAAGGGCAGCAGCAACCATATCCGATGTATGGACAGGAAGAGGAAGACCCTCAGATCACTAAGTACCGGAAAGAAGCTACGCAACGCTTAATGGCGTTCGCTAAGAAAATGGGAGCAGATCCTGAAAGGGACGACCTTGATTTTGGCGATGAAAATGAAGCACTTCTGGCAAGAATGGACAAGTTAGCAGCGTCAGTCGAACGCTCTATTGCTAATAGAGACGAACGAGATGTTGATAGCGTTAGACGAAGAGGGAGTCAACCTAATACGCGTACTAGGAACGGGGCAGCGTTTAAGGACGTTGATCCAGAATACGGTCGTGATATCCTTGAAAGAGGAACTAACGCTCTTATTCAAAAAATGCGTAAGAAATAGAGGTTAACATATGGGAACAATTTTAAATCTCTCCGATGTACAACGCTCTAAGTCAGAGAAAGGCGATGAATACGGCGCTGCTGTCGTTGAACTGTTTATGCAGGAATGCGACCCTGCGACAATGCTTTCATTCAAAACTCTTGGTACTTTAGAGACTAAGCATCGTAGAACAAACTCAATCCCTACTGTCGGGTTCCGTCAAGGTAGAGGAACATCGTTCGGGTCAGTCAGTGGTGTTGGTTATGACCAAGTTACTGACTCAGTGTACTCACTCGGTGCTCAAATCGAGATGGACAAGGCCGATATTAGAGATAAGGATGCTGGTGACCTGTTAGGTGAGCGTACCAGAATGGCTGTTAAGGGTATGGCTTGGACATTCCTTGACTACTTCATTAATGGTGATCACGCTACAGATCCCCACGGGTTCGAAGGAATTAAGGTTAGACTTGCTAACTCTCCTTCAGGACAAATCGTTTATGGAGTCGACTCAAGCAATGAGTTAGACGTTCGTGCGTCTGCTTCTCCTTCAGAGGCTACTCTGTATACATTC